TGCACGAGTCATGTCTGCAGCCGAACTTTGCTTCAAAGCATCTTCAACTTCTTTCTTTGAAGCTAAATTACCAACAGAGTCAACAATAATCATGACTTCATCGCCGCGCTTTAGCTCTTGTAGCTGCTGCATAATATCAAACTTGAGCTGTTCGATGTCGGTAATTGGGCTATGCACAACACTTTCTAGTGGAACACCAAATGATGTAAAGTATGACTCCGGCGTACCAAATTCAGAGTCATAGAAAAGAATGATGCCGTTTGGGTGAGCCTTAAGAAAGGCAGCTGCCATGAGAAGACTGAATGCAGTCTTGAAGTGTTTTGATGGAGCCGCAAGGACCGTAAGTCCAGGAGTCAGACCACCATCAACCCGACCAGAAAGTGCCACATTGATCATCGGCACCCTAGTCGGAATCATGTCCTTCTTACCGTAAATCTTTGAGTCGGTCAGCGTTGCTGTATAGTCAATTGTACTATTCTTAATCAAGCGGTCCTTAAGCGACATGTAGTCTCCTTGTGTTCTGTGTATATCTATATGAATATATCATCAATCTCGGTAGAAGTCAACCGTCAACTAACTTGTTCATCTTCTCGATGAACTCATCAATCTTTTTGACTCTATCAGAGCCGCTCCACCTGATGATATCCTTTTCAGGATTCAACTTGAGATTATTCAGCAGTGGCATAATTATATCCCTCAGCTGTTCAGCTCTATCATCAGCCGGAGATTGTATGTCTTCTTCACCGATCATGGTGAAGCCAAAGTCGCCAGTATCTTTATCCATCTTCTTTTTTACTTTCTTTGATTTGTTGCAATTGCAATAACCCTTTGGTCCACACTCACAAATAGTCTTCTTTGGTGCATTCTCACACTGAGGAATACACTCGCGGTAGAGCCCACAAGGACATCCACCGCCGTAATCAAATTTGGCCATCAGCTAAAAAAATCCTCTAGGTTGCTTACCTTCTCGTGCTGCCATCCAATAACTTCAAGGATGGACTTGATAGGCTCCAGAAAGGCCTTCTGAAATTGAGTATCGTAGTCAACATACTTGTGCAAGTCTAGCTCTTTAGGGAGTTCATCCAGTACTGCAATTACATGATCACCAACGGAATTCGGCACCTTAAGATAAGAAAACTTGATCTTATCTCCATCTCCGATCATCTGGTACTTCTTGTCAAGTCCATTCTTTATAAGCATGTGGTTGAAAAGCAGAGCACCCTTCACATGAATAGGTGTGCCCTTGGAATATACTGTATTCCTGTCCCGATACTTATCCATGTTCTTCATGCCTCGAGGAAATGCCACGTCCTCGAAAGGTAACTTCATAAAAGTCTCCTTGAACTCGGAGATATACTTTTGAACAACCTCTTCATCACTGCTCATAATGAGCTTTAGTGCTTCTTTAATGCTAGCACGACAAGCCTTAGGAGTTGAGGACCTGACTGCTTCAATGCCCATGACCTTGAGTTGTGGTTCTGTGTATCGAACGTCCTCAATGTCAAGCGCATTCATGATATACATCTTACGAGCCTTCCAAATGCCCTTATCGGCAATGGTCTCTCGCTTCATGTTCATCTTCTGTGAGTATGCATGCATATATTCAGCAAGATGGCTGTAAGACTTATTGATGACATTCTGCATCTTGGTCTTACAGAACTGATGTAGAGCCTCAACAATCTTGTCACGATCTGTGGCACCAAGTACTTTGACAAGCCGTTCCATATGCACATAGATGGAGTCAGTGTCAGATGCAATTACATAGTCAACATCCTTGGTCTTCATCAAAGAGTTCAAGTACAAGTTAATTGCACGTTCAACCCATCGGATGGATAACTGACCAGACATAGTAATTGCCTCCGCCAGGTCAAAGTCAAACCATCGGAAGTACTCATTGGCCAAGGCACCGTAAGCTGAGTTCAGCTGGATCTTTTTGGCGAGCTGTAGGTTATGATACCTAGCAATTCGATTAGTAATCTCTCGGCGCTTGTCATCTGGTGCTACAGCAGGAAGTTCCTCAAGTTCCCGCTTGGCCTCAAGCATCTTTTTCTTGAATTCAGTTCGGTCATTGTACATCTTTTCCATAAGGGCAGGCAGGAAGCCCTGCTTTTCCTTACTGAATCTGACACCATTTGCGGCATAAGCAAAGCCGTTGTCTTCAATCACAGCATATTGATCTAAGATGGAATCAATCGTCGGGAAATACGGTTCACGACCACCCTTAGTTTCAGGTGAGATATTGTACTGCATGATCAAGTGAGGATACAGGCTGTTCAAGTCAAACGACACCGGCCACTTATACATTCCGGGCTTGACTTCCTTGACATAACCACCGACCAGTGACTCACTGAAGTCACCCTTCTTAAATTGTGGAATGACAATGGCTCGATCCAAGAGATAGTTATGGATGATGATATCCCACGGTAGCACAGTGGTCAGAACGTCGCCATAGTTGACCTTGGCGTCATAAGCAAATGCAATTACCTGGTCAATGAACTTGAGCTTATCCTCAAGCAGATCAATGACGGTAGTGTCCTGAATGTTATAATCAATAAACAGCTCAAAATTTCGACGATAAAGATCATCAAGACTGGTATAGCCTTGAGTCTTATAGTCCAACTTTTTGACCGGAAGCTTTTCAACCTCAGCAATTGACTCTAGCTTGTAGCTCTCCTGCTGCTCAAACTTGAACTTCTTGTAAAGATTTAGATAATCAAGGACGCTGATACCTGCTGGGTAGTATACTTGATTTTCACGTCCATGAGTTTCAACAGTCCGCTCTTCAAGAATACCCCACGGAGAGAGTTTCTTGGCTTCATGAACGCCCAGGATATTCTTGATCCTGTTTACAATGTATGGCAAGTCGAAGAACTCAATATTCCAGCCAGTCAAGATGTCAGGCATATAGCGACCAGATTGCCAGATCTTGAGGAAGTTATTGAGAAGGTGATACTCATCCTTGCACTTGATATATTCGACTCGGTCGTTCTTTGGCTTATAGTCGTAGTATCCAAATACTACCTTTTCACCACGCCTGCTCAACGTAATAGCCGTAATTTCCTTATCGGCCTTAGTAATGTCAGGGAATCCGTCCGATGAATCGGTCTCGATATCAATACTGATTACATTAATCCAAGTAGGATCGTAGTCGAGTTCGCCATGGAACTTATCGTAGATATAGAGATAACGGAAGTTGTTGAGTCCGTAAATCTCCATATTGGCAACATCTGAATAGCGCTTTGCAAAATTACGGGCTTCAGAAATGCTCTCAAAGTGCATCTTCTCTACCGGCTTGTTGTCCAACGTCCTATAGTGAGTGGATGCTTCACGGCGCTTAGGCACAAAGAGATATGGCTTATAGTCCACCACATCATGAACCCTACGATTGTCACTCGAGTAGCCGCGGAGATAGATTTTGTCCCCGCGGCTATATACGTTTGTATAGAACTTTACCATGTAAGCTCCGATGTAGTCAATGTCACAGATTAATAGTATATCACCGGGTAACCTAAAAGTCAACAGGAATTAGGGATATGACTTCCTGTCCAGCTCAAAGTGAGGACCATCCTTAAAACTGCGCCAATCGCCGCCCCATACAATCTTTACGCCCAGTTCATTAGCTGCCTTCTTCATAGCATCGGCCATAGGATTATACAGCGGCCAATCCCAACGAATCTCACCATTCTCAGGCACACCATCACCGTCATCTACCCATGGAGCAATATCAACTGCATGACCGGTAATATGGCGGCTATTCATCGTCTGTGATGCGCCCTTAGCAACTAGCTGTGCTTGTCTCTCTTTAGTCCTGAGACCCTCAAGCACAACAAACTGTACACTCTTTCTAGCCTTTGTAACTACAGCCACAAGATCAGGATGAACTCCTTCTAGGCGCTGCTTATCTCTTGTTGTCAATTCCATCTACATTTTCCTCCAATGAATAAGGGGGCTTCGGCCCCCTTTTACTTATCAAGAACCAAACATGCCGGTTCTAAGTCCAGTAACTTCATCTCGGCTTAAACCGATATCCTTAAGTTGCTGGTCGCTCAATTCATTCAATTCATTTTGCTCCACCTGAGTTCGCACCCAAGCGGTAATTAGTCCTAGAACACCCACAATACTTACTCCTTAGCCTTCTTTCCGGCTTCCTTGACTTCGATCTTACGCGGCTTCTTATCCTCGGGGATAATATGCTCTAGCCAAATACGAAGCATACCATTAAGCATCTCGGCATTATTAATCTCTACATTATCTGCCAAAGTAAACTGACGGGTAAATGCACGACTTGCAATACCCATATGCAGATAATTCTCGACGTCCTTGCTACCCTGAGCTGTATTGCCCTTGATAACCAGCTTATTATCCTCAAGTGTAATCTCGACGTCCTGCTTGCCAAAACCGGCTACAGCCATCTCGATGACATACTTATTTTCATCGGTCTTCTTGAGATTGAATGGAGGATATGCTTGTGCAGCACTATTAGCTAGCCATTCGGCATTAGCTTGCAACCCCTTTGCGATACGATCAGCTCCTACAAAGAAGCGGTCAAAATTAGAAGGGTCAAAACTATAGGTCTTCCAAAGTGAAGTCATGTGCTTTCTCCTTATTAAGCGAGATGTTGTTATGTGGCCCATTAGGCACCACGGTTAATATATATCACTAATAGTGCAAAAAGTCAACCAATCAATGAAACTTTTTGCGCATACATTCTCTAGAGGTAACCAATACCATATTAGTAGAAGTATTCAATAAATATACTGGTGTAAGACTAGCTTCTTTATAAATGCTACCTTCGTTAAGAAGTAATGTAAAGCTATTTGAAGCTTCAGCATCTTTCACATATTCAGCGGCATTTTTAATTATCTTTTCTGGTATTATTTGATACATTTTAACCTCTTCCAAAGGTGTAGCATGCTAGGTTTATTCGGTCTAAACAAAGTT